GGTTGTACCAATATCAGTTAACTATCCTTTCTTTTTTAAACCGATTCAAGATGGTATGGATCGACCTAAAACAGAATTAGCATATAGAGTTCCAGCTTCTAAATTTACTAGAAGAAAGATTATAAGTGGAGATCATGCTTTAGATCTTCAAGGTCTTGATACAACTATTGACTGGAAGAATACTGGAGATAATAGTTATGATGGTGAAAAATTAAAACTATTAGTACATGATGAATCAGGTAAATGGGAAAGACCTAACAATATTTTAAATAACTGGAGGGTTACTAAAACAACATTAAGACTTGGGAGTAGAATTATAGGTAAGTGTATGATGGGTTCAACATCTAATGCTTTAGATAAAGGAGGAGGTAACTTTAAAAAATTATACAATGACTCAGATGTTACTCAAAGAAACGCCAATGGACAGACTCGCTCAGGACTCTATAGTTTGTTTATTCCTATGGAATGGAATTACGAAGGATACATTGATTCTAATGGATTACCTGTATTCACAAAACCGAAAGAAAAAACAACTGATGCTCATGGGACACCTATAAGAATAGGTGTTGTTGAATATTGGCAAAACGAAGTAGATGGATTAAAAGATGATCACGATGCTTTAAATGAATTTTATAGGCAATTCCCAAGAACTGAAGAACATGCTTTCAGAGATGAATCTAAAAACTCTTTATTTAATTTAACTAAAATATATGAGCAAGTAGATTGGAATGCTGATACAAAAAATAGTGGTTTAATAACTAGAGGTAGTTTTCATTGGTTAGATGGAATAAAAGACTCACTAGTAATGTTTGCCCCTAACAGTAAAGGAAGATTTCTTGTTTCATGGGTTCCAGAGACTCATTTACAAAACAAATCTAGAGTTAAAAATGGTATAAAATATCCAGGCAATGAACATTGTGGAGCTTTTGGATGTGACCCTTACGATATATCGGGAACAGTAGATGCAAGAGGATCTAACGGGTCTTTACATGGGTTAACTAAGTTTTCTATGGAAAATGTTCCGCCTAATCATTTCTTTTTAGAATATATAGCTAGACCTCAAACAGCTGAAATATTTTTTGAAGATGTATTAATGGCTTGTATATTTTATGGAATGCCAATACTAGCGGAAAATAACAAACCTAGACTTTTATATTATTTTAAAAGAAGAGGATATAGAGGATACTCTATAAACCGACCTGATAAACTTTATAATAAATTATCAGTTACAGAAAGAGAAATAGGTGGAATACCTAATTCAAGCGAAGATATTAAACAAGCACATGCGGCTGCAATAGAATCTTATATTGAAGATTATATTGGTTTAAGGCAAGATGGAACTTATGGAGATTTATATTTCCAAAGAACACTAGACGATTGGGCTAAATTTAATATAAATAATAGAACAACACATGATGCTTCTATTAGCTCAGGACTTGCTATAATGGCTTGTAACAAAAATAAATATAGACCAAATCCAGTTATTGATAGAAAAATATATGATTTAGGGATTAAAAAATACACAAACACAGGAGTAGTTTCAAAAATAATTGAATAAATGAAAATATATACTAATTCTAATAGCGCTTTTCCAAGTCAGGTAGTACCAGATGCAGAAAAAGCTTCACTTGAATATGGTTCCCAAGTAGCTATGGCTATTGAGACTGAGTGGTTTAACCATGGGAGAACCAATGGTAATAGATATTTAACTAACTGGAATAATTATCACTATTTAAGGTTATATGCTAGAGGTGAACAACCAGTTCAAAAATATAAAGATGAATTAGCTATAAATGGTGATTTATCTTATCTTAACCTTGATTGGAAACCAGTACCTATTTTATCTAAATTTGTAGATATAGTTGTAAATGGTATATCTAATAAAGAATATGATATAAAAGCTTACGCGCAAGATCCAGAATCAGTAAAACAAAGAACAATGTATGCAACAGGTATTGCAGAAGATATGTTCGCAGCACAACAAATAGCTCAAGCACAACAAAACTTAGGAATTGATCTACAAAGATCTAATATCTCACCTTTAGATATGCCTAGAACTGAAGATGAATTAGAGTTACATATGCAGCTTTCTTATAAACAATCAATAGAGATTGCAGAAGAAGAAGCAATAAGCCAAATATTAGATCAAAACAAATGGGATTTAACAAAGAGAAGATTAAACCAAGATTTGGTAACATGTGGAATCGCTTGTGCTAAAACTAGTTTTAATAAGACTAACGGAATAACTGTAGACTATGTTGATCCTGCTTATGTTGTTTATTCTTATACAGAAGATCCAAATTTTGAAGATATATACTATGTAGGAGAAGTTAAATCTATAACTATTCCAGAGTTAAAAAAACAATTTCCTCATATATCTAATGAAGAATTACAGAAAATCCAAGAAATGCCTGGAAATAGGCAATATATAACTGGTTGGGGAAATTATGATAACAATACGGTTCAAGTATTATATTTTGAATATAAAACATATATGAATCAAGTATTTAAATTAAAGCAAACAGAAAATGGATTAGAAAAAATAATCCAAAAAACTGATGAATTTAATCCTCCTCCTAGTGATAATTATAATAGAGTTTCTAGAAGTATAGAAGTATTATATGAAGGTGTTAAAATACTAGGTACTAATACTATGTTAAGATGGAGACTTGCTGAAAACATGACAAGACCTGTGGCTGATACCACTAAAGTTGAAATGAATTATGCTGTGTGTGCTCCTAGAATGTATAAAGGAAAAATTGAATCATTAGTAAGTAAAATAACTGGTTTTGCTGATATGATTCAACTTACGCATTTAAAAATGCAACAAGTACTAGCTAGAATGGTTCCAGATGGAGTATTCTTAGACATGGATGGTCTTGCTGAGGTTGATTTAGGTAATGGTACAAATTATAACCCAGCAGAAGCATTAAATATGTATTTCCAAACTGGTAGTATAGTTGGTAGATCACTTACTCAAGATGGAGATTTAAATAGAGGTAAAGTTCCTATTCAAGAACTTACATCTTCAGCGGGTGGTGCTAAATTACAAAGCTTAATTCAAACGTATCAATATTATCTTCAAATGATTAGAGACGTGACCGGATTAAATGAAGCAAGAGATGGATCTTTACCTGATAAAGATGCTTTAGTAGGATTAGCTAAAATGGCAGCGAATCAATCTAATATTGCTACTAAACATATAAACCAAGCTAGCCAATTTATAGCATTGAGAATTTGTGAAAATATTTCTAAAAAAATAATAGACGTATTAAGTTTTCCTCTTACGCATAATGCTTTGATAGAAAGTGTTTCTTTATTTAATGCACAGACATTGTCAGAAATATCTCATCTAAATTTACATGATTTTGGTATTTTCTTAGAACTAGAACCAGACGAAGAAGAAAAGCAAATGCTAGAACAAAATATTCAAATAGCATTACAAGCAGGAGGAATTGATTTAGAAGATGCTATAGATATACGTCAGATAAAAAATCTTAAATTAGCGAATCAATTATTAAAGCAAAGGAGAAAAAGAAAAGCAGAAAGAGATCAAGCTCAACAACAAACTATGATAGAGGCTCAAGCTCAAGCTAACGCAGTGGCGGCAGAAAAAGCTGCTATGGCAGAAGTACAAAAACAATCTGCGGTTACAGAACAGAAAGTTCAAATTGAACAAGCTAAATCACAGTTTGAAATACAAAGAATGCAGATAGAACTTGAAGTAAAACAACAACTAATGGCTCAAGAGTTTGAATATGATAAACAACTTGCGCAAATAGAATTAGGTAATGCTTCAGTAAAAGAAAAAGAAATAGAAGATCGTAAAGATAAAAGAGTACGCATACAAGGCACTCAGCAGAGTGAACTTATTCAACAAAGGCAAAACGATGGAAGTCCTAGAGATTTTGAAAACCAAAACCAAAACATGAGTTTAGGGGATTTAGGAGTTGATGCGTTTATGCCTATGTAATTATTAATTTTATAATATTATATTATGTCAACAGAAGTAAAACAAGAAGGCGACTTTAAACTAAAGTCAAAGCCTAGAAAACCTAAAAATTTAGGTAAAGAAGAAAAACCTTATAAAGTGGATTTAAATGATCCAAATGCACAGGGAGAAGTTGTACCGGATAAGGTTAAAATAAAAGTAAAAACAGAAGATTTAAACAAATTAGGAGATGCCGTTCCAAAGCGACCAACAGGAGACATTCCTGAAACACAACCATCCGGAGATATACAAAAAGTGGATGACGAAGTACGGGCCAGCGAGGAAGTTGTGCAAGTACAAGAACCCAAAGAGGATGTTAAATCTGAAGAAAACCCAATAGAAGAGGTAACTGAAGAGGTTAAGGAAGAAAAACCTAAAGAAAAAACAGTAGAACAACCACAGCCGGAAGCTGTTCCGCAAGTTGTTTTACCTGAGAATATAGAAAAATTAGTTTCTTTTATGAAAGAAACTGGAGGTACTGTAGAAGATTATGTAGCATTAAACAAAGATTATTCTAAAGTAAATGATACAGGAATTTTATATGAGTATTACTCTAAAACGAAACCCCATCTTAATAGAGAAGAAATTACTTTCTTAATGGAAGATAATTTTACTTTCGACGAAGATGAGGACGAAGCAAGAACGATCAAAAAGAAAAAGCTTGCTTTTAAAGAAGAGATTGCAAAAGCTAAAGATTATTTAGAAGGTTCTAAACAAAAATATTACGACGATATCAAGTTGAGACCGGGCGTAAATCAAGAACAACAAAAAGCTTTAGATTTTTTCAATCGATACAATGAGCAGCAAGAAGTAGCTACAAAACAACATGAAGATTTTAGGACTCGTACTAACAATCTTTTCTCTAATGATTTCAAAGGTTTTGATTTCGAGGTAGGAGAAAAGAAATATAGGTACAAAGTCAATGAACCTTCTAAAGTTGCTGAAAATCAAGTTGATGTTAATAATTTTTTAAACAAATATTTGGATAAAGAAGGTAATATGTCAGACGAAAAAGGTTATCACAAAGCTATGTACGCTGCAATGAATGCTGATAAAATTGCTCATCATTTTTATGAACAAGGGAAGGCCGATGGCATTAAGAATGTTATTGAAACTTCCAAAAACCCATCAACTGACGAACCGAGGCAAGTTGCCGATGGAAACGTTTTTATAGGCGGATTAAAAGTAAAATCGATTAGTGGATTAGACTCATCTAAACTAAAAATAAAAACACGAAAATTTAACTAATTAAAAATTATAAATTATGGCTTTAAGTCCTCAATTTGGCTCGATTACACCGAGTCAATCACAACTGGCACTTCAATCCAATTACATTAACTTTGCTGGTGCAGCGGGGGTAAATTTTTCTCAACAATATTTACCTGAGTTATATGAGCAAGAAGTTGAAAGATATGGTAATAGAACTTTATCTGGATTCTTGAGAATGGTTGGAGCAGAAATGCCTATGACAAGTGACCAAATAGTCTGGTCAGAACAAAATAGACTACACATATCTTACGATAACTGTACAAGTGTATCAGCTGCTGGAACAATTACAATTCCTGTTACAGCTGCGGGTGCTGCTACTCCTATCGTAAATGTGATTTCTCCATCTTCAACAATTGTTGTTATGGATAACCTTGGGAATGAATGTAAATGTTTAGTTACTGCTTCCGACACTAGATTAGCTGGTGGTGGTGGTAATCCTGGACAACTTACTGTGCAACCTTATACTGCTGCAAATTTAATTGCTGCTGGTATTGCTAACAGTGCTAATAACAAAATATTTGTTTACGGTTCTGAATTCCAAAAAGGAACATCAACAGGTAACGCTACTGCAGGAGCTAATGCTTTAGCTCAGGCTAATAACCCAATGGTTAGCGTTGACCCTGCTTTCTCTACATTTACTAATTCACCAATCATTATCAGAAGTCAATATACTGTTAACGGTTCTGACACAGCTCAGATCGGTTGGGTAGAAGTTGCTACTGA